GGTGCGACCATTTTACACCCTATTGCTATTTTTTGATAACTCAATTTATAAATGATACTCGGTAACTCTGACCTTTACTCGTTTTCCTTTAGTTATTTAAATAACTTTGTGATCATTTACAAAACAAATATATAAAACTTTTTTTAAAACACAAAATATTTTTTAATATTTAAAATAAATTATTGATATAGGTATAAAAAAAAGGGTGAAATTAATCACCCTTAATTCAATAATACTAATTATTATTATGAAGTTTCTAAAGCTGTTTTTGCAGTTGAGAAAGTTCCCTGAACAATTGCGTTCGGTTGATAATTAGTTAATGCCACTCTTTCTTGGCATTTTACAGTTACAAAATTCTTTTCAAAATTATCAGAATTTTCACGGCTAAATGATACCGCTAAATTTTCTCTGATCCATAACTGCGTTGCTTGTGCTAAATTTCCAACTAAGAATTTACCATTTGGTACAGCCGTATTAGTTGTAACTGGAATACCCATGATTGTTGGTTGTACCCCCGTATAAATTTGCTGTCTTAAATATTCATTAGCTGTTGATTTCAATAAAACTATTTTATGTAAATCAGTAGGATTAACAAGAATTGAATCCGCTTGATAATTTAATAGAGATAATTGATTTAGTGCAACAACGATAACATCATACTCATTAGCTGATTCTATCGCTTGATAAAATAAACCACCTGATGATGTTGTGAAAGCAGTTCCATCAGTAAATAAACCGTCAAGATTTGGCGATGATCCATCACCATTCATAATCTCATTATCTTCAATCGCTAAAACTTTGCCCGGCACTCTCGCACTTAAATATGATGATAATTGAGGTGTGTCATTCAACATTTCCTCTGTTATTCTCATAGTTGTACCAATTCTTTCAACATTAACGCTTGTCGCAGTAATATCAAAATCAGATTGTCCAAGTGCTGAACCTTGTGCAGTTGCCGCCGCATTATCAGAATACCCTGATTCTTTTGGGAATCTAATAGTTTGTGCGTCTGTTGAACCTTGTGGGATTAAACTTCTGATGTGTTGTGATCTTGATGGATCATATTTGATCGCACCAACAACTGTTTCACCTGCAACAACTCCAGTATAATCCGCCGCCATAGTCATGTCCGCTTTTATTTCAAAAGATGATGCGTTTGCACTTCCTTTGACTAAACCATCAATTGCGCCGTCTTTAAATGCTTTTTGCAGTGCGCCTTTGAAAGTTTTTGATGATTCATTTGAAAGTGCTTTTTTGTTTTCCACTTCGATTGAATCCATTCTTTTTGTAGCATCTTCATATTTGGCGTTAAACTCATTAGTTAAATTTGAAATTTCTGATTTTAAAGAAGTTTCAACTTCACCTTTTGCGTTGTCTTTTGCCGAATTAAATGCTTTTTCAATTTTTTCATCAACTATATCGCCAATTTGATCAAGTTGATTTTTTACATTTTCGTCCATTATATTATTTTTTTAGAACATTAAACAAATATTTAAAAATCTCACTATCATCATTTTTTATTTGTGTCGGCTCTGTGACTTCTATATTAGTCGGCAAAGTGTTATTAAAATAAATTGATTTTAGTTTTTGAATTTCCGATTCAAGTGCAAATCCAAGTTCATCAGATATGTCACCTTTACGGATTAAAGACGCTATTTTATCATAACGCTTTAATACTTTATCGGGATCAACTTTTCCTTTTACATCTAATATCATCGCTTGATCATTTGCGGCTAAAGTGACCGCAGAAATTTCAAACAATTTAACTTCATTTATATGCCTATAATCCCCATTCATTTCTTTTTGAATTGGTAAAATTCCAACACTGTTTTCTGTAATTACTCCCGCTTTCATTAATTCAATTACATCTGAACCTAATCTTGTTTTTGGAATACTTGCTTCAAATATTAATCCCTTATCATCTTCATCTAAATTTAACATTTTTCCAAGCGGTTTATTCATATCATGTTGATATAAATATTTTACCCTTTTACCATTTTCATTTATTGTTTTTTTGTATGCGCCTTTATTTATGACGTCACCATCTGAATCAACATTTCCGAAAATTGATCCATAACCTTTTACAATGCCACTTTTTTCATCAGCATCAATTAATTCACCAATTTGGGTTGATTTAAAAATTATTGTTTCCATTTTACAAAGATATTAAATTTAAAATATTATTATTTATTAATTTTCATCATCAGTAAGGGCAACTGAAATTGCAACCGTACTTAAAAATTCATTTGTACTTGCATCATATTCATCGGGTTTTGGAAATGGTGCAGATTGGCATCTACAATTTATAATGTTTGAAGCTGAACCACTTTTATCACCGGGAACGAATAAAAACTCACCCCCCACCCTAAAAGATTTGTCAAAATCAACAATTTGACCATGAGCATTTGCATGTGATGATCTGACCCTTTCATCCATTGCTGTGATCCATTCCTTTTGTAATTGATTTTTATCAAAAATATCAGATGCACTTAAATGTGTTGCAAAATTAGCGGCAAAAGTTGATTCAGTTCTAATTAGTCTTTTAGCTTGTGATACTGAATACTTATTAAATTGTGATTGTAAAATTGGAGCTTGTACCCTTTCATTTAAAACCATAAATTCAGGATCACGCATTAATTTTTTATATACTTTTTTTAATGTTTCTTTTGCAGTACCTTGTACAAGTGTAACCCTTTCAGCGCCAACTATTTGTGCAATATTTTGAAATTTTTCAAGCCAAATCGTTTCATATTTAGCAATATTAATATCTTTTTTTATGAATAAACGAAAATTTTTAGCATACCATTTTGCAAATCTTAATCCAACATTAACATAAATATTTTCGTAAAGTCTTTTGAAATCTCTAATTAAAAATAAATCATTAAATCCATTAATGGTTTTATTTTGTAAAAATAAGTCAATAGATTTTTTATATTCTGTTTTATAATATTTCAACGCATTTTTTAATTCAATACGTTCAGCAATTAATAATTGTTTATCAAATTCTTTAATCCAATTTGATTTAATTTTTTTTAGTAATTGTTTTCTTAACATTATTAAACATTTTCAACAATTTTAATAATCCAATTATACATTGATTCACCACCTAATAAATTAGTTTTAAAATATTTTTTATCAAGATGTGGTGTTTTATGATATTTTTTTTCAATTATAAAATGGTTTTTTTGTTTATCTAAAATTAATTTAATTTTATTTAAATCTTCTAAATTTAAATATTGTCTTTTTGATATTTTATTAGCTAATTCTAAATGTTCTTTTTTTATTCCTTTTAATTTAAAATTATTTTTCCAATCAATCATTCGCCTACAATTATTTGTGGCGGTTTGTGGATAGTTATTAAATTTAGTTTCTTTTGTGATTAAAGTTTTATCATCATCATCATTGTTATCATAAGAATCTAATTCTTGATCATTTTCAACATTAGTTGTCATAATATTTTCAAATTCTTGATGTGAATCAAATGGCATATAAACAGTTGTTCCATTTATAATCATAGAATGATAACCATCACCACCAAGTTCCCTTGCCCTGTCAATAGCCTCAGTAATTGTAGTAAAAACATTCGGGCGTCCAGTGACTTGCGTTTTTGTTTGTTTATCTAAAATTTCATTTACATCAATATCTATTTTTTTAGCATCAAAATCAATATCATCTTGATTTATTGGTAATAAATTTGCAGGAATAAACAAATCATCAAGTTTTTCATCTTCAATAATTCCATAATTCATCATTGAACGTTTTTCATTTGGCGTTAACCACCATGCCTTTGTCATTTGATCAACAACTTTTTCTTGTTCCTCTTGCAATTCAGGAATTACAGTATAATCAAAATCAATATATAATTTATCGCCATAATGTGGTGTTAACCATCTGTTTAATTCATCTCTAATTTTATTTAATTCAGGAATAATTG